CGAGATGCTACCTCTACCGCAGCTTCTTCAGTGACCTGTCCCTCAGTTGGAGCAGATTCAGTTGTCATTTCAGTCATGGCTGATCTCCTTTTTGTGCTTGCTTAATACGTTGCTCAATAATGCCCACGATATATCGTTGACCTTCAATATGAGCTAAAGAATTAGGGTCAAAACTTGGCCCCATAACACGCTCGATACTAATTGAACGCAGATACTTTAAGGCAAACTCTCCCGACTTTCCTTTAAAAGCTAGGGCAATTGCCTCATTAATCTGTTTTTCTGCATCTTCTGACCTTGCAATGCCATCGATGTTTTTCAAGGTAACATTCCCTCAGGTAGTGGTTGAGCCTGTTGCTGCATCATCATCTGCTGCATTTGCTGTGCTTGCGCCTCTTTTGCAGCCATCTGACGAGCGGTTTCGTCAATTAAAATATTTTGCGGGACTTCATACCACTCAGCCAACTGCTTCACCGCATTACCGGCATCAACAAACTGAGATGCAGCCTCAGGCCCCATAGTCTGTGTAACCAACCCAATAAAATTAGTCAACTGCATAATGTCCTGATTGCGTTGCGCACGAGCCAATGGCGACTTTGCAACAATTTTAACTTCGCGCCCATCAATCTTAGGAATTTCAATCTTGCCTTGTTTTTTCAAGATAGCAATGACGCGGCGAATAACAGGATTAACAAACTCTGCCTGTAGTCTGCCGTAAGCAGAACCAATAATTTCAGCCAAGTTAGACTGACGTGCAGCGACTTCTGTTGCTGACATCGGTGTAGTATCTGTCCTACCTAAGTCCACGTTGTACAACGCTCGTTTAATATTTTCCTGCATATTCTGGATGATCAACTGAGATACATCGAACTTTGCAGGAGAGGTAATAGCTTCCAAGCCTCGTGAATTCGGGCTTCTTGGGACAATGGTTCCGGGAATTAGCTCAATTGTGTCAACATTAATTACGCCATCATCTTCAGCTTGCCAAATACCACCGATAGCCATCTGTGCATTCTCAAGCACAAGCTGCATAGTCAAGTTACATACCTTGATTGCCGGTAGCGCATTCATTAATGGGCCTCGACCATAGGTTTCACCGGCAGCTTTTGACCAACGGAAGTTAACCCATGGGCGAGAACCTTCACCTTTGAACTCACCAGAAATAATTTCTGTCTGTGATTCCAAGTCAATAACGCAATATCGATAAACTTCTTTAGTTTTATCAGACCAATCACGGTATACCGCATCAATAAATGAGCAGGTAGAATCAGGATTCTGCTGAATCTTGTTAGTAAGTTGTGAGCCAAGCTTAGCCTTAGGCCAGATAACCTTAATGTCTTTTGCTTTAACTGCACGTTCACGATAAACACCATCGATCTGATCGAATGGGCCACTATCAAGAATAATCTGAGTCTGCGGAACCGATAAAAACTTAACTGGATTAATCTCGTCACCTTCTTCGATTAGCATATTTGCAGTGCCAACCGACAGGTCTAAAAAACATTCATGCACTTCTTGGGAAAAGTTGGAATGTTGAATAATCTCAGACACATACTCAGTGATTTCATCTAGCTCGCCTTGAATCTGTTGGCGAGTTTCACGTGGAACATCGCTACCTGCTTCTAAGCGGAACCATGTTGAATAGTTAGGCACGATACCGGCTTGCAATCGAGAAGCAAACTCTTGCACTCCAACCACTGCGGTTTCATCAAAGATTTTATCCATGCGTGATTGACCGGCTGCTTCTTGAAAGAAACCTTCACGCAATGGCAAGCTATAGTCATAACACTCCTGCCATACATCTAGCCAGTTATTACGTGCCGCTTTTGCTTTGTTATAGCGTTTAATTATGTACTCAGGAGATGCCATAGTCTTAGCCTAATGTGCTTTTTTTATCGTCATAACCACCATACCCTGAAAGCATGGTGCTGCCGGAACGCTGTAAGCTGTAAGTTGCAGATCGTGCTTTTGATTTAGCAATATTAATGCGATCTTGTCTAGCTTCTTCTTCGCGGCGTTTAGTCTGAGCTTCTAATTCTGGATCAGGCGCAGGTGCTTTAGGTGTGCTAAATGCAACAGTAGAAAGTAGTAATAAATCCATAACTTACCCCAGTGTGTCTTTTTGTCCGTAACCGGCATAACCACCAGTTAATAAACTTTGCGAACCACCAACCAGACTTCTTGGTCTTTTTGTTGCTCGCTTTCGCGCTTCTGCAACTTCAGCTCGATCAACTTTTTTAGGCTCGGGTGCGGGTGCTTTTGGTTTGCTGCCCATTACCAATCTCCTCGATGTATTTCAGTGCCGCCAGTACGCATAAGGTACTTATACAACTGCCACGGTGTCCAGATAAAAAATTTATCAATGCCTAGTAAGTGCTTGATAACTTCGGTGCAGTATAGTACGGGAACATTAAAAACGGAATTCTTGTCCTTACGCGGGCGATAGCTCACGATTGTCGCGTTGTAATCTTTTTTTGCCCACTCGATCACATCTTTAGCCCTTTGAGGATGGTATATCCACGTTTGAGTCCATTTTGAAGTCCAATCAAAATAAATCCAATGATAAGACTGAGGCTGATAAGCGATAGCGCAAACATGATGAAAACCTTTTCGAGTATGGAAAAAGTAATCCCACCAACGCTTTCCATTATCAACATCCCGAAAAATTACAAGCCAGTCGAATTCCGGCGGCGAACCGAGTTCCACCCCTGATTCTGTTTCCCGAATCCCGCCCTCTGATCCCAGACGTTCCATCCTTTTCTCCCATTAGCCGCTTGCGACGGCTTGTTGGCGTTCGTTGTCAATGCGCGTCCCTCGCCCGCACCAATAAATAGGTACTGCAACGCATCATGAACGTGTGAATATTTGTTCTTTGTCGGCTTTTCTTCGTACCGCACTTCGCCGCCTACGGCAACACGGCGATAGTTATAGCCACCACGAAAACCTTTGATCAGGGTTTTGCACTCAGAATCAATTACAAATCCGGCTCGACCGTCAACCATACGTCCCAATGGTGCTTGAACTGCCTCAATTCGCAGAACTGGATCGTTACTTGGCGCGGGATACGCCTTAATTCCATTGGCTCGTAGGATTTGAAACGGCGTAATTTCATCGGTCTGCGCTCTAAAGTCACCGGCGGGGTCGCCGTAGATGTGCAGCTCTTGAGACGGGCAGAAGGTTTGGATTTCATGTCTAAGCAATTCAGAGAATCTAACAGCGCCCATGTCACGTGTGACGACCTCATGGAAAATTACCCACGTTCCATTTGGCATCCGCTGACCAAAAGCAGCCGCCGGAGTTAAGCCAAAGTCGATACCAATATACACCGGCAAGTCAGTTCGCGGCTCGATCTTCTCTTTGGCGATGTGTACTTGCTCGGAAAACATTGGATATATCGGTTTACCTGATTCGATTGTGCCTAGTTTATTTAGAACGTAGACATCAATCCAACTTTTCGTTTTACCTGTGATGATCTTTTTATAGTAATCAGCAGGGAGATTTGTATAGTTTTCAGCCAGACGGTTGTTAATGTACTTGGTCACATTTCCGTCACTATCTTTAATTTCCGTCATGCCCGCCGGTTGATTATAGAAAACCAAGTCATCAGGCTTAACCAACATCAGGGCTTCTTCACGCGGCACATTATCTGGCATTGGTGCTTCGCCCGCCATGATAGGCCACCAATGATCATCGTCCGGCGCGTTAGTATCACAGATCACGCCATACCAAGTCGGCCCGCCATCCTTAATCGAGGGAAAGCGCCCAACACGCATGGTGCAAGCATCGATGATGGATTTACTGACTTCCCGCGCCTCATTAACCCAGACACCAGTCAGGTCAAGTGATAGCAATTTCCGGACATCTTCCTCTCGGTCGAGGGCAAGAAACAAGACTTCAAGCTCAATATCTCCAACAGAAATATTGTGATTGTAGGGAACAGACCACCCGAATCTCCCAAAGACATCTTCGGGAAACCAGTCAATCCAAGTCTTGATTGTAGTGGTTTTCAACTGAGGATTGGTATTCCGCACAACCGCCCAACGCGACTTGCGCTTACCATCCTTGCCTTTCTTTTGCGCCGCAGCCCTACGGAAGATTTCAACACAACAGGCTACCGACTTACCCGAACCTACCGGCCCACGTAAGCCACGAAAGAAGTGATCATCGATCATGAACTGCCTAACGGTCTCCCCGCTAGGCTTGTAATCAAACTTGAACAACCGTCTTGCCTTTCATGACCTTGGTGTCAATCAGGTGACGCAAACGCTTTTCCATTACCTCAGGCCCCATGGCCTCAATGATCTTGTCCGCTTCCCTGTCGTTATAAAACTCAGGCGGGTTGTACTGAATAAAGACTCGTTTAGCTACTTCGCGCAGGGC